CAGTCGCATTGCCCAAACCATTTCGTCTTGCATGATTCGAGGCGCGACCGTCTACCCAGGTTCCCCTGTTTACCGCCCACCTCATGCGACCGAGGCACACGCTTGCTACTTGCCGATTGTTTATGCTTTGGGATTGCTCAGAGTGTAGAGAATGTACTCCATGTCGCTGGGCTTCCACACAGCTGCATGACACCCAGCCAACTCACACGCTTTCAACCAAACCTTTTGACCAGGTGTTGTTTTACCCTTTTCAGCCTTTAATTCAATGACCAATGGGCGACCGCCTTGGAATGGGTGCACCATGAACAGATCAGGGAAGCCTGTATCGCCTTGCACGTTAGTCATCCAGCGTCCACGACTGTTTTGTGCCGGCAAATCATGGTGAACTAGCCATCCGTACCGCTTGGCAACGCTAATGACCATGTCTTTAAAGTCGGCTTCGCTCATCTTTGGGTCAATCTTCATCAGATCGTTTCTAACCAAATCTTGTCTGTTAGATGTGTAATGGCGTATCGAGTTTTGTCAATGGCTTGTCCCTGTTCAGGCAGCAATGTCAGATACAACGCCTGCAAGCGTTCTACCGCGCTAATTAATTCTTCTAATGTCATTTCAGCCTCTCAATGATTTTGCTTGCTTCGTGTGATTTTAAAAGCTCTAACACGGCGCTGTCATCGTTTAGTTCGCGGTGTATGAATTCCAATAAGTTCAGGTCGTCCATGTTGGCGTCCTTGGCTAGTTTCTTTATGTAGCCAAGTTGTTTCGGTGTGGCAAATGCACCAGAGGGTGTGTGCACTTGTGGTTGTGGTGACGTTGTTAAACGCTCAACCTTTTGCATCTCATTGCGTGACGGCCTAGGGCCTGATGCCGGCGCTTGTAGCGGGCAGTTGGCAATAGCGCGACCAATAGCGCTTGTTTCACAATTCTCCACAAACGATGTGGCATTAACACCGCGGTCGCTTTTGATTTCCTCGGCGTAGCCCGTAGCGACTGGCACCTTGTCGTCCTTGTCTGCATACAGTTCGCAATAGAACACGCAAGCGTCACCTGTGTAGTTCATCATCATGGTGTACACGCGCCCGTTGGGATATGCAGCCCACCAGCGGACTAAACGTTGCTCGACTGTCTCGTAGTTGTTTAGGTCAAAGCCCATCAGATGCCAGCCCAGACGCTTAGACGTTGTGCATGGTCATGCGCGCCACCGCGGTTTGCATAAGCCAGTTCGCCCGTATTGCGAATGATGCCACGTCGAGCGGCAGCGTTAAGCCGTCCAGCGATGCCCTTAGTAACAGGGAAATCATCGCCGAGATGTTTCCAAATGTCGTCAGATGTGAAGAAGCCTTTAGTTCGCGCAACGTGCACAATGGCAGCGTCAACCTCGTTTTGTTGTGGTCGTGTCCAGCGCGCATCAGCTGACGATTGCGACGCCAACATCCCTTGAACGAATGGGGTTTGTTTTCTTGCCGGCACACGGCCGTCACATACGAAATGTGTTTTGCCTTGTATGTCTGGGTAGGCGATTGTTTCTTTGCAGATCGTGCAGTTTGCCATTGTCGGAATGTCCTTTGTCGGTTAGGAGTGTGCTTGTAGTGCTTTGATTGCTAAGTCGAGTGTAGTCACATCGTAAAGCGGCATCGGTTCTTCTAATGACAACTGGTTTTTCATTGTCTTTAAACGCTGGATGATGCTTGCGTGTGGGTTTTTGCTTGTGTCAGCGATCTGGTTGATTAGGTCAAAGATTGCCATGTCGTGTCTTGTTGTCATTGCTTGCTCCAATACCATCTGTCGGGTTTCTTCTGATAATTCGCCTTGATTCCATGCAACACCTTCGCTCATTTCACACTCCAAGGCCCCCAGCCGTAGCCGTAGCGCTCGACTCCGTAGTTGTATATTTCTAAACCTGCAAGCAAATTAGTCTCAGCCTGTAACAAGTCTTTTTTGTTAGTGATAATGCCTTTGCCAATTAGCCATTTGTGCCAGGACCCGTTTATCTGTAATAAGCCGCGCGACCCACCGAATGGGTCTTTGCGATTAACCGCGTTAGGTGTGCAGTTGGACTCCCGCCACATGATGGATTCGAGAACGGTGCGCTGATCGGCAGGCCAGCCCAGGTTCACGGCTAGCGCGCTAAATTGCTCACACGCCGATGTGTACGGGTCAATGTAGATTGTGGAGCTGGTGGTCGTGGTCGGCTCAATCAGGTATTCCCGTACTATCGGGGTTGTGCTGGATGGGGCACCAGACGCGTTAGGAGCGCCTGTGGCGAGCGTAAAGCCAAAGACCGTACAAAGCACTAACCCAATGATTTTTTCTGCAAAATAGTTCATCGTTTCTCCAAAGGTATGGGCTGACCCCACGTTGAGGTTGCCGTCCGAAATGCGATTTGTCCCAGTAGGAACTTGCCCGACTCTGGGCTGGTAAAAATCTGAACCAAGATTTCTTGGCCGTTGTCCATCACTCCCGTATAGACGCTGTAATCAAAGATTTGCGGGTCAGTCATTGCCTGTCCTTTTGTCGGTGCTTCGACCTTAGAACATAGATTAGGGTTTGGGTGGGATTTCCCCGAACACCTTTAAGAATGCGGCTTTTACGAAAATCACCGAGTCCGCGGCTTGTGGGGTTATCTCTATGTGGTACCAGTCGCCACCAGGTGCGCCCCCAATAGTTGGCTTGCTGTACTTCTTCCATGCTTGACGATCGCATCGCCATGCACGCCCGTACGGTGACGGGAAATAGTCAAGGATGCACTCAACGCCGAGGGTGTTTGCGTTAGCAACGACAACGTCAATAAACGACACCGCGCCTTTACGGTTCGCTTGTGCGTGTTTTTCTGTTTTGCGATACGACAGATCTACAGCTCTGCCCGTTGCGTGAACGGACAATGAGCCAACACTCCCGCGCATATCTCGAATACCCCACGAGCCGTTATTCCAGACAGCGTTATTAGATGCTGCGATTGCTTGACGTATCCATTCGTTCATGCCGGCGCGTGGGCCTGCTGATGGCCCGTCGCTGTTGCCTGTATATGGCCTTGCGTTGGGGTTAGTTTTGGCTGTTGCCACGCCCAAAGCCTGGGTCTTTAGGGTTCACCCAGCGAAGCAATGGTGGGATGATTGCTGCGATTGCACCTTTGCCGTAGTCGCGTAAGTCTGTGGTGCCTGTTGAGTAAACCGCTATCAGCGCGCCAACGACTGATCGCATATAACTGGCAAACATTGCTTTGTCTTTAGCGGTGATTTTCAACATGGTTGTCAATCTTTTCTTCTATGCGGCCTAAGACCTGATGAACTTTTCCGTGGTCTTTTTTGTTTTCGCTGCCGATTTTGCTAATGAGCGCCACCACCACAGCGAAACCCCCACCGACCAAAGCCACCACAACCTGAGTATCCATCGCATCATTCAATTGGTTCGGGTGCTGGCGGAATTACACAAGCGCCAGCAACTACATCCCAGCCAATAGCGCAAGGGTTGCTGTCTGTGTATTCAATCCATGTGCCGGGTTGTAAAGCAATCCATTCGGCGTCGGCTTCAACAACATTGATGACAACTTTGTTTTTTACTTGTGCGTATTCAGCCATGATCAGCCCCCCTGGTATTCGATGTACACATAACCTGTACCGCCCGCTGAGCCAGATGTTCCTGCGACACCGCCAGCGCCGACCGTTACCGTAATTGACGCCGCTGGGGTGACTGCGGCACCTGCCACAATAATTGCGCCGTTTCCAGCGTTACCACTTAAGCCATTATTACCGTCGCCATCTAATGCGCCATAAAATGCGCCGTAACCGCTATTAGCTGCGCCTGCAAAGGTTGTAGTTGAAACATCTCTATTGTGGTTAAGACCTGCGCCACCAGTTGCGCTGACTGTTCCGCTCGCAAACGCAACAGAGCTTGTACCGCCCGTACCGCTGCTCGCTCGACCTGCACCGCCACCGCCTGCAGTTATGTGGGCGACCGCATAAGTAACACCTGCCGGCACAGTCCAAGTACCGCTTGTAGTAAATCTTGCTACCTTCACCGCGCCTCCTGCGTTAATTGCGTCAACCATCGCGTTTAGTTGCGCGGCGGTCAAAACTTGCCCTGCTGTAAATTGTGGGATTGGCATAGTGCTCCTATCCTAAAACATTGTCTTCGTCAATTGTGCCATATACGGCGTCATTCAATATGAGTTCATAAACAATCGTGGTTGGCGAAGTTGAATACAGTACCCGGTGGCCTGTGTTGAAATCCAGCCGATGCTCAATTCCCTCAACAGACAGCTCTTGCGCCAATTGGGTTGTCCCGCTACCGCTCGGAAACGTCTTTTCTACGCTGATCGTGTCGCCAATGTCCACGGTCGCCAAAGTGTCCTTTTGTGCTGTAGTCAGCATTAGATATTTGGTTGCCACGGACGTATAGCGCGGTTCGGGCTCTGGGTTTAACAAGTATTCGGCAGCGTCATCAATGCTTGTTTGCTCATGTAGCAGGCTGTTTGTAATGCTTGTGGTCTGAATAAAATATGTGGCAATAGACCCTGTATCGGTTGCGGTAGCGGTCTTGCCGTCTAAGGCTGTAAGCACAGATCTGTTGATTACGGAGTCAGCTTCAAAACTGATGCCCACGCCATCAAATTTGTATCCCGTGCCATCATCATGGAACGCTGCAACAGGCGCGCTTAACGTATTACCAATACGGTTTTGGAATGTAAACATCCCAGCGCGTGACATAAACAAACGCCCAAACTCGGCGGTCTCATTAATCTGCGTTAGGTATTGCAACACGTTTGTTCCTGCCGGCACGGTGTAGGCCGCGTCGTGACCAAGGTTTACGGTTCCTGTGGAAATATCTCGGGCGCCTGCTGGGAAGTCAACCTCGGGAAGATCGAGCACGGTTTCTATGCGTTCGCCTGATGTTTCGGAAGTGACGTTTAGTTCATCTAAATAGGTTTGTGCAAGTAAGTAGAACTGGTCAGCGCAATACACCGTTACGGTGTCCAGTCCGCCAAGCGCAAAGTTGTAGTCATAGTTGACGACATATCCGCTAAACAAGAATTCTGGGGTGTCGGTGTTGTCGTAGCGGATAAGCTGTACTTCGCGCAATGGTGCCAGCCCAGGCTTTGCTTGTGGGGTGTCCCAAAATGGGCTGTTTTGGTCAAACGGATTAAACACCCCTGTCACGTCTTGGATGGTGAATGTCATCGTGCCGGCGCTAAATTGGTCGCCCACATCCCTGCGTCCGCGTCGCACGTTTATGTTTGTTACCGAAGCCATCACGTCGGCAAATTCGCTATTGCCGTCCAAAACAAATTCCGTGTTATTGAGTAGGCCCGAAGTTACGTTGTCAAGGGTGAATGCGTTGACGGTAAACCCTGTTGCAATTTTTAGGTCATAGTTCCCAGAGTTAACTACTGCTACGCCAGGCATTAGGCGACCTGTAGTTGTAGTGGTCCTGCGCTTCGAGAGTAGGCGCGCAATGCGTTGACTACGCTTTCGCCAATTTCGGCGCTTGTGGCCAGTCCGCCTGTCACGTTAATTGTGACGTTGCCACCCATGCCACGCATCCTGTCTAATGGGACTACGGCTTCTGGGCCTGCTTCGCCGATCAGGGCCAACGTCGGGGATGAGACAATTCCACCGTCAGCCATTTTGGGGATTGACAAACCGCCGCCTGCGGTTGCTTCATTGCCGCCAAGCCTGCCAAGTTTGATTTCGTTTATGTAACCAATATCAGGCAACAAAGGAAGCGCGTTATATCCCTTAATGATGACGTTAATAACTTTAATCCAACTGTTAGCAAAAGTTTCAAACACGCTTAGGATGCCGTTAATAATTGCGTTCACGCCTGTACTAAACCACTCAAATTTTTTGTATGCAGTAACAAGACCGACTACAAGTAACGCTACGCCTGCAGCGATCAGCGCAAACGGGTTTAGCGCCATCGCGATGTTTGTGGCCACGATCGCCGCGGCGACTGCACTAATGGCGCCAGCAATAAACAAGAATGCTTGTGGGTTGTCTTGTGCCCAGTCAGCAAACTTTTGCAAAATCGGTAGCACCGCCTCGACCACAGGAAGCAATGCGGCGCCGATTGACTCTTTGGTTTCGCCAATGGAGTTAGTTAAAATTGCCATCTTGCCGGCAGCGGTCTCAGCGTTTTTAGCTGTAGCGCCCCCAAAGGTTCCGCCGAGCACGTCCATGACTTCGTTGAGGGTTGCACCCTCTTTAATCATTGTTGCCATTTCTGGGCTTAATGATCGAAGCGCCTTAAAGTTTCCTTGGTATGCCTTAGCCAATGCGTCGGCCACGCTTGTTGAGTCCATGCCCGTGGCGGTGCTGATGTCCATGACGAGGTTCATGTCCTTCATGGCAAGGTTGACATCTTTGGTGCCACGGACCAATGCTTCGAGCGCTTTGCGGTAGTCCGTGTCGGCAACACCAGACGCGCGACTCATAGCCGATATTTGTTCTTCAATCTGTGCGGTTTGTTTAGCGCCCGCGCCAGTCACATTCTGCAGGGTTAACGCAAGCGCGGCCTGTTCTTGCTGATCTTCCATGGCGGCTTTGGTTGCCCCACCGAGCGCGACAGCCAAACCAGTCAACGCGGCAGCTGCTGGGATTGCCGCTTTCTTAATAGCAAACTGAGCCTTTTCGCCTGTGGTTTCCAGTTGTTTGAACTGGGCGATCGCCTTCTTTACGCCTGTGCCGTCAAACTCTGAAATGATCGGAATGTTAATTGCCATCAGGTGTTCTCTCTGTTTGCTTCATCCATAACGCGCTTGACCAGTTGCTCCATCTCGGACATGACAGCGCCTTCGCGTTGCTCGTACGCTTTCCACATTACTCGCGATCGGCTCCCATAGCGTGCAGTTAACGCTCGACCCAATGGGCCTTCCATAGATGTGTCAAACATGGTGCCAGTAGCACCCTTCCATTGAATAAGGAACGTGCCGACATTGGTTTTGTTACCGCCAAACTCTTTAATGTTTCGGGTGTTTATCTTGGCAGCGATTTTTTGTTTCATGCCTGGCACCCATGGCAGCATCTTGAAACCTGATTTGGTTGACCAATTGCGCGCCATACCAGACAACGGCACACCCGTAGGGACAAGTTTGTTGGCGTCGTCAATAACAGGCTGGACAATCTTTTTGTAGTCTTTGGTGATCTCTCGACGTAACGACTTGTCAATCTTGTTAAGCGTCTTCAAAGCATCCTTAAGCCCGACAACCTCAATCCTTGCCGATACTTCCGCCATGACTACCTCTTCTTTTTGTTTGCCTCGTTAAGCACTTTAATGACTGTTGCCAAGTCCCGTGAGTCAAACTGTATGTCGCCAGGCCACCAACCGACCGCGACTAAAACCTCTGCTAATTGGCGGCGGTAGGTGCCGCGTCCGTAGGGTTTGGGTCTGTCTCATCCAGTACCGGCAGAATCTCCAGCTCAGGGTTTTTGCTTAACCATTCGCGCCAACTGTCGCCAACCTGCTCGCCTTTTATTTTTAGGATGGTGTGCATCCAACATGCGTAATCCGAATACAACGGGTTTGCCGAGAGTTGTTGAATGTTACGTCGCTCTAAGCGTTCCCATTCCGTGACCACAAACAAATTTGTGTAGTAGTACTCGGGCGCGCTGTCGGCGGTGCGCTTTAACTGCAACTTAATTTTCATGGTTCTCCTATGTCGGCTTGGAGCCGTTATTTATGCGGTGACGTCAACGCTGTATGTGCCACCCTGAAACTCAATCTCAAAAGTTGCGAGTTCGCCAAGGGAAGCGTTAATCACAGGAATGCTTGACAGGTATGTGTCTGTCAAAATAAAGCCAGGGTTAGTTGCGCTGTCTGCTGCGCTGGTTGGGTTTACTTTGATGGTGCACTTTGTGCCCAGCAATGGTGCTAAAACCGCATAAGACTCACTTGATGCATAGCTCGCATATACCGTCAAGGTAAGTGAGTTGCTAAACAAGCCTGCCGTCATTGTGCGCGACGTGGTTCCAAACGCGGTGTCTTCAAGTGCTTCCGCGGTAACAGTCAATGTCGCTGCGGAGACCTGATCGGTAATGTCAACAATGGTGCCAATTGCGGCGCCGACCTTGACGACTGGGTTAGAGAGATACGTGCTAGTTGCCATGATTGCTCCTTAGTTCTGTTCTGATAGTAGATGATTTATTGGTGCTCGTAGTGGATTATGCGCTCTGGGCTTGCAAGTCAATAGTCAGATCGTAGGCAGGATAAACGGCGCCGCCGATCTCAACGCTGGTTGGCCTGCCAGATAGCAGCGCCACGTTCTTGTTTAGGATGCTCGCACAAGCTGCAAGTAACGGTCTAACCGAGTCAAGGTTGCCGGGGCCCATAGCGACCATGGTGCAGTTGAATGACAGTTTGGCAATGTTGTAGTTGAATGCGTCAAAGGATGGCGGGTTGACCAGTAGGCAGGCTGGGCGCATATTGCGCGGGTCGTTTACTACCGTTAAGCCTGTGATCTCTGCAAGGGTTTCGCATAGGTCATCGAATGCTGTATTGAACAGGTCGGTGTAAATCATTAGGCAACCTGTGGTCGAGGAATGCCCAAAAGGATTTTAATTTGTGCGGTGATGCCGACGCTTGGGGTTATGCCCATGCCGTCAAAGGATGCGATCTGGTCCATGCTTGAGCGCGCCCGATACAGGTTCCCGCCGTACATGATCGTGCCTAACTTAACGTCAGCTGATGGCACCAGGTCTAACTGGTCTGCGTAGCCTGCTTCTTGCCGTTTGCGGTAGCACGTTGCGTTAGCACTTGCCGCGCAACTAATCAGGAAGTCTTCATCGGCTGGTGTTGCTGGGGTCAGGTAAAGCCATGTGGCAATGTCGTTGGCGCTAATCCATGTGCACACGCTTGTGTCGTCAATGGTGCCTGTGAATTGTTGGGTGCGTTCTTGGTCGGTGCCGGTGCAAGCGTAAAGCACTTGGTTAGCGATCGGGTTTTGTTCGTCGTATTCGAGGAAGCCGTAACTGTTAACACCAATGAATTCGTATTGTGGCAGCGCAAGAATGGTGAACGTGCCGTTGTATGGGGCGCCGACTGTGGCCACGGTGATGCTTGCACCGACAGCCAGTTCGTTGGGTTGCAAGGTTTGCAAGACCGCGTAGTTGTCAAGTAACTGTTTTGATTGAATGCGGTAAATCATGATTCGATCGTAGTTTCTTCGTCTGGTGTTTCTATGATTTCAACGATGTTGTGTAAAGGGTGGTCATGGGTTGCGTCACAGTTCTCACACCAACCACCCAAACCGAAAGTTACTGTTTTCATTACGCCACCCTCATTGCAACAATTGCAAGGTTAGCGTTTATGAAGTCAAGGTTGGCTGTATTAACAGTTGCAAATGCTCCCGATACACCAGTTTCACTCATGTTGTAAACAGTTCTAGCCAGATTGGTTGCAGTACGCATTAATTGAGGCGCAATGAAATAAGATTGAGACCCCCAAAAAGTGTTCGTGGTTGCAGCGGTTTGAGTGTTAGTTGCAAACCAATACCAACCTGGGTTAATCGTTTGGTTAATTGTAATTTGATTAAACGTAGTTGAGGTTGTGACGGAAACGGTTCCAGCGTCAAACAAAACCGTGTCGGGATATCCGTTCGTTGTGTTGTTGTTGTAAACACCAAGTCGCATTGTTGCCGTGCCACTAAATGTATTTCCACTCAAAACACCAATTCGATCAAACGTGGTTGTTTCGCCAATATAAAACCTTGTGAAGTAGGTGACGTCTTCGACGTTTGTAAATACTGCAGAGGTTGAATGGCCGACCATGTAATACTGTCCAGCCGCAAAACCTATTTCCGGAAGCAAGCCAGTTGCACCAGTAGCGCCAGTAGCACCCGTGGCACCCGTTGGACCCGTAGGACCAGTAGCGCCAGTAGGACCAGTAGCACCCGTAGCGCCTGTGGCACCAGTAGCACCCGTAGCACCTGCTGCACCTGTAGCGCCCGTAGGACCTGCTGGACCTTGAGCGCCTGTGGCACCAGTAGCACCCGTTGGACCCGTAGGACCCGGCACCGTTGACGCCGCACCTGTGGCACCTGTAGCACCTGTGGCACCTGTCGGGCCAGTAGGACCAGGCACAGTACTTGCTGCACCAGTCGCGCCAGTCGCGCCTGTGGCTCCTTGCGGGCCTGTAGGGCCTGTAGGACCCGTTGCACCCGTGGCACCCGTAGCACCCGTAGCACCAGCTGCGCCTGTTGCGCCTGTTGCTCCTGTAGGGCCTGTAGGACCCGGCACAGTCGAAGCCGCACCTGTGGCACCTGTCGGGCCAGTAGGACCAGTTGCACCTGTCGGACCAGTAGCGCCAGTCGCGCCTGTAGGACCTTGCACGCCGACAGCGGTGTTAACAGTTAACGATAAAACCTCTTCAACAATAACAATGTTGTCGTCAGCCATTACTTAGTCGCATTCGGACGGTTAACAAACAAGCCTTGCAACAGTCGAATCACGGTTGCCCCGTTTATTAGTTCCAGATCATAGACATACGTTTTGGCTTCCAATGTTTCCATTGCTGTTGCTGCCACATTCAACGTGATAGTGCCTGCCGCGCCACCCAAAGCAATGCGCCCGTTCTCTGTGGTCAACGACAACGCGGCTGCAGCAGACGCATAGGATGCGCGTAACTGCATACGTGCCGTGTAACCCGTCAAGTTTATTGGGGTGCCTGCCGTATTTTTGTACGTGATAACAACCGAATAGGTTGCGCCTTGATCGGCGGTTATGTCGTAGGTTTGCGCTGGTGCTGACATGAGCGGATGCTCCGCTCTCGACTAAGCCTGGGTGATCTTGCGAATCATTCCTGGGATTGCTGCAAAAGTAGATACGAAGCCGTGGTAGCTCATTTGGCGTCCCAAAACTGATGGCTGTTCTACTGACATGAGGCCACGAATTGACTCGTAGAACTCGTAAGCATCGCCTGCACCTTGACCTACGCGGGTAATGATCATGGTCTTTGCAGCGAAGTTGCTGTCAACTACCAATTGCAAGCCGAGTGGGTTGCCGTTCCATGAAGATGCGCTTGCGTTGCCAAGTGCGTTCTGACCGGTCAATCCTGCACCAATGAATGGGAATACTGGACGGCCAGTTGTGTCGGCAAGTTGTCCAAGTTGGCCCCATACGTCTGGGCTTACGAACATGTGCGTAGGTGTCCAGTTGCGGTTGGTTGAAATGTCAACTGCGGAGTCGTAAACCGACTTCAACAAGTCAGCAACGGTCAAGTCCCAAACGCCAGACGAGGTTGCTGCGGTGAGCAAGTTGTCTGCAGCAAGGTTGTCCGAAGCAATCATGTACTCGCCCATCAGGTCATTCAAAATTAGCGACATTGCGGGACCACTCGTGAAAGCGATGTCTTGTGCGCTCAAAGTAACTTGGCCTGCAAGTGTGGTCTTAGTGACCGAGTTGCTTGCAATCACCATGGTCGTTGCAGATACAGCCGACAATTCAGTTGACTGTGATGCAACGCTGGTGTGAGTCGTAATCGTTGGACGGATAAAAGTTTTTTGCTGTCCGTTGTCAGGATAAGCGCGAGCGCCTACTGCTCCGACTACAGGCCTCAAAAAATTTAGATCTTGCACGAGAGGCAAGAGCACCGGCACAGGGAGCAAACCAGGTGTGTCAGTCGTAAGCACGTCGCCTGCAGCTGCCTGCAATGCCGTGCGCTTTGATGCGGTGTACTCGGCAACTGCAGCGTTCATGTTTTTGAACGTGTCGCCGCCGATGTGGTAAGCGGCCATGAATTCGCCAGCGGATGGCAAAACAAATTCTTTTTTGGCTTGTGCGAAAATTGGTGCAGTTGGGATGGTTGCCTCGACTGCTGGAACGGTTGCTTCTGACATGGTTTCTATCTCCTGTTCTGGGACTACTTCTTCATTTAACACTACTTCATCGGGCTCTTGGTGGATACTCGCTGCGACGCTGGCGATGTTGGCCATGTCACCAAACGCGCCGATCGGAACGAGCGAAAGTTCCGTCCAGTCGGCAGCCTCAATAATCATTGTTCCCGCCTCGTCATAAGAAAACTTGGTCGGGTTTACGCCCACAGATACCTGGTCAATGGTGCCGTCGCTGGCCATAACCAAAGCATCATTTCCGAGAGAAGTAGCGCTGATCTTGGCGCTAAACATCATTCCCTGTTCGGTATCTACGCGCTCGGTTACAACGCCAACAGGCATAGAAGCGTCATGGTACATAAACAAGCGTGGTGCTTTGCCCTCGACTGGCAATGAGCCAGGGCGAAAGATCACAGCTGTGCCATCGCTGACCGTTGCCGGCACGTTGTATGGGACTGCGGTTCCGCTGATGGTGCGTCGTGGTGCGTCGCCTTTAGCGGCGTCAAGCGTAAAATCTCCTGCAATTAGTTTAATCATTGTGCTATTTGCTCCTGTGTGTTTTCTTCAATAACTGTTTCTTCTTTTTCCATGCTGTCGGCCATAAAGTTTTCTTCCAAGTATTCGTGGGCGTCAAACTCGACATAGGTTCCGCGCGGTAGCACGTTGTCCATGGATAGCGCGCCTGCGATTGCGTCGGCATACAGTTTCACACCGAACAGGTACAGGTCGGCGCGGGCTTGTTGGCTTGACTGATATGAATATGCGCCAGTTGCCACGCCTACCAAATATGGGGGCACATTCGCTAAGCGTGACATTTCAAGCGCCTGATACTGCGACGCCTCAATTAAAAGCATCTTGTCGGGCGTGCTGTTTGTTTCCGTGTATGTCAAATACTCGTTTAACGCTGCAGTTTGATTAGTTGCACGCGCCGCATTAAAAGCCGATGCAAGATCAGCAAGTTCTTGCGCGCTTAACGGTTCACCACCAGTTTGTTTCAATACGCCTGCAGGAATGCTTGACGATGCGTTACGGTTGCGCGCTGCTTCAAGTTTTAGCGCGGTTTCAATAGCGCCTGGTGCCGAATAGATCAGGCCCTGTGCGGGTGAAAGAAACTGCACAAGGTTTGCTGGGTCTAATTCTCCGCCTTGAAAATAAACTTGTGTTGACGGTGCAAACCAAACAGGGCCCGCCATGTCGGTTGTAGTAATTGAGCCGGCAGGTAGTCGAGTGAACGTGGCAGGGTAGCCGTCAGCGGTGCGCGATGTGATGTACCAGAATGCTCTGCCAAACATCATGAGGTCATCAAGTGTCCAACTAAAGAGAAATTGTGCGGACACGTTCGGGTCAGGTCGGCGCATCCATGAACGTGGCGCAATATAAATGCGTTCCATTTCTTCGCCGTTCCAAAATTCGTTGTATGAGCGCAACGGCATTGAGCCAATGACGGATGCCATGAGGTCGCGTGCGCGGTTAATTGTTGGCACGCTAATTGCAGCGTTACGCGCTTCGCCTTCGCGATAGGTGTAGTACTGGCCGATCATGTTGACGCCAACATTTGACGATGAGTAACCAGGCGCAAAGCCACCAGCAGCTGCAGCCTTCGCTGGGGCTGGACTTATTGCAGCCTTTTTGGTTTTGTTAAATAACGCCATGTCCCTACTTTGCCATATAAGTGGCAACCGCACGAGACTTATCCGATTCCGACAAAAGGCAAGAACGTGCGGTCGCC